CGCGCAGCCGAGGCGTGCGAGGATTACGCTATCGGGGAGTGCAAGGCCGATATTATCGAGCTGATGGCGATGCACGTCCAGAAGATGTGCGGCTTCGTGAGCGGGGAACAAGAGGCTCGGCTGCTGTGTAGGCTGCTCGACAGTTAGGAAAGCGGTGGCTGTGCAACAGCCGCAAACATGATATAAGGACGGCGCTATGGCAACAACGATGACCTTCGCGACGCTCAAGCAGGACGTCCAGCGCTACCTCGAGCGCGGGTCAACCCTCGCGTCGGACCCTATCGTCTTCGAGCAGATCCCGCGTCTGATCAACCTCGCAGAGCGGCGCATCGCTCGCGAGCTGAAGATACAGGGCTTCATCAACGTCGTTTCATCCACCCTCACTACGGGCCAGTCGGTCTACCCGAAGCCGGATCGTTGGCGCGACACTGTGTCGATCAACATCGGCACGGGTGTGGGCAACGCCACGCGCAAGACCGTCCTCACGCGCAACTACGAGTATATGCGGAGCTACTGGCCGAATGAGGCCGTCACGGATGAGCCGGTCTTCTACTCGGACTACGACTTCAACCACTGGCTCTTCGCGCCGACGCCCGACGCGGACTACCCCGTCGAAATCCTCTACTACGAGCTTCCCCCGCTCCTAGACGACACGACGCAGACGAACTGGCTGACCGAGTTCGCGCCGCAGCTCCTGCTCTACGGGACGCTGCTCGAGGCGACGCCGTTCCTCAAGAACGACGAGCGCATCCCCACTTGGCAAAATATGTACGACCGCGCGGCGGCAATGCTCAACGGCGAAGACCTCGCCAAGATCCTTGACCGCTCCGCCGTGAGGAAAGAAGCATGAGCTACACTCAAATCTTCGGCGGCACGACCATCTATCCGTCAGATGTGTCGTACCTCGCGCTGGCACTTACCGCCAACATCGAGCTGGATTGGCCCCTCGAGAGCTCGGGCACGCTCCAACCCGTCGCGCGCATTATCGACATCACGCCTACCGGCGCGTTCGCGATCACGCTGCCGCCTGCCGACGAGACGGGCAACGGCCAGACGATCCTCTTCAACAACCTCGGCCCGTCGACGGTCACCATCCGCGACAACGCGGGCGGCACGCTACTGAGCATCGGCGCAGGCGAGCAGTGGCAGCTATACCTTATCAACAACACCACCGCCGCGGGTACGTGGCGCTCGTTCCGCTACGGCGCAGCGACTGCGCAGGCGCAAGCCTCGGCCCTCGCCGGTCAGGGCTTGCTCGCCACCGGCAGTACGCTCTCGCAGCAGTACGCCGTCACCGAGTTCAACACTAACTTCAACGCAGGCACTTCAGACCGCGCGGAGACTTTCGCGTGGACTGGCGCGAGTGGCTCGCTGGGTCTGCCCGCCGCGGCGTCAGCCGGTAGCGGCTGGTTCCTCAACGTGCGCAACGCAGGGACCGGCGTTCTTACGGTAGACCCCAACGGCTCCGAGGTTATCAATGGCGGGGCCACGCTCGGCCTGCAGCCGGGTGATAGTGCTATCGTCGTCAGCACCGGCGCGCAGTGGTACACCATCGGCCTCGGGCAGGACCCCGTTTTCGCCTTCGACTACACGTCGATCGACCTCACCGGCCAGAGCAGCCCCTACACCCTCTCTGGCGCGGAACTGAACCGCATCGCCTACAAGTTCGTCGGGACACTGACCACGAACATGCAGATCATCGTGCCTCCCACCGTACAGCAGTACTGGGTGGATAACGGCACCACCGGCGCTTTCACTCTTGGGTTGAAGACCCTCGCGCAGCCGTCTCCTGTTAACATCGCGCAGGGCAGCCGAGGCATATACTACTCGAACGGCAGCGCAGTAGTCACCGCCGATACGGCGGGCATCGCCGTGCCCATCGCGGTAGCTGACGGGGGCACCGGCGCGGTGACCGCGCCCGCCGCATTGATCAATCTCGGCGGCACGTCTCTCGGCATCAACATCTTCACCGCGGCCAACACGGGCGCAGTGTGGACTGCGCTCGGTCCCGCGCCTACGGGTACTGTGGACGGCGGGACGTTCTGATGGATCAGATTATCCCGATCAAATCCCTGCCGGGTATTAAGCGAGACGGCACTCGTTTCGAGGGTGATCAGTACATCGACGGTGAGTGGTGCCGCTTCCAGCGTGGCTTGCCGAGAAAGATCGGCGGCTATCGCTCGATCAATAAGTTCGCCGTAGGCTTGCCGCGGACGATCACTGAGTACACGCAAGATCAACTGACGTACGTCCACATGGGTTCTGCGTCCCGCATCGAGCGTTTTTTCATAGACGGCTCGTACAACACGAGCTTGATCATCAATCGCACGCCCACGACGGGGTTCACTGCGGACCCGAACAACCTTTGGCAGTTCGCGGTCTCCTACGACACATCCAACGGAAACCAGATCGTCGCGCAAGTGGCGCCGAACCTCGACTGCATTTGCAACAGTCTTGGCGGCGACATCTACACGGGCGACTTGCTGGGCACCACCCCTCTGGTTCCGCTGCCCGGCGCGCACAAGCCCTCCAATTTCAGCGCAACAGGCGGGGTGGCATCGCTCCCGCCCTACACCTTCGTCTTCGGCAATGACGGCTACGTGGCGTGGTCGATGCCGAACACGCCCGATAACTACGCTGGGAGCGGCTCGGGCAACGCTTATGTAACGGCGCAGAAGATCGTGCGCGGGATCGCCCTGCGCGGCGGTCCGGGCAACAGCCCGTCTGGCCTCTTCTGGGCGGCAGACGCCCTCATCCGCGCCAGCTATGTCGGCGGGACGCAGACTTTCCAGTTCGACACGATCAGCACTCAGACCTCGATCCTGTCCGCCGCCTCGGTGATCGAGTACGATGGCATCTTCTACTGGGTCGGGACCGACCGCTTCCTGATGTTCAACGGTGTCGTGCGCGAGGTTGAGAACAACCTCAACCTGAACTTCTTCTTCGACAACATCAACATGGAGCAGCGGCAGAAGGTCTTCGCCGTTAAGGTTCCGCGCTATGGCGAGATCTGGTGGTGCTTCCCCAAGGGAGACAGCATCGAACCGAACCACGCCGTGATCTACAACGTGCGCGAGAATACGTGGTACGACACGCCCCTCCCGAACGGCGGGCGCGGCGCGGCCATCTTCCCCACGGTGTTCCAGAAGCCGCTCATGACGGGCGTCGTTCCTCAAGACGCGATCGCCACAGCGGCAGCCGTCGCTGCTGGCGGCACGGGGTACACGGTCGGGGATGTCCTCACCGTGAGCGGGGGCATTTTCTCCATCCCTGTCGAGCTCACAGTCGCCACGATCGGCGGGGGCGGGGCCATCACTGGCGTGACGATCAGCAACACGGGCCGGTACTCTACGACGCCCAGCAATCCGGTCTCCGTGTCGGGCGGCACAGGCTCGTCCGCGACCATCAACATCACCTTCGCCAACCCCTACCAGACTTGGGTTCACGAGGTCGGTGTGGACGAAGTCGAGGGCAACATCACGCGCCCCATCCGCTCGTTCTTCGAGACTGCCGACATCTCGCTTCCCGTGACGAGCCAAGTAAGCCGCGCCTTGCACATCAGTATGCTCGAGCCCGATTTCGTGCAGACCGGCGACATGACAGTGCAGGTCGTGGGCCGCGCCAACGCCCGCGCGCAGGACGTGCTGGGGCCGGTTATGACCTTCCCCGCCGATCCTAGCACGCCGCAGGAGCAGTTGATTTACGTAAAGGAACAGCGCCGTGAGCTTCGTCTCCGCTTCGAGAGCAACACTCTCGGCGGCGACTATCAGATGGGTCTAATTCTGGCCCACGCGCGTCCGGGCGACGGGACGACGGTAGGGTGATAGATCCGCGAGGAATGACTTGGCAAGACTGGGCTGCTTCGACTATACTGGTCGTTGGCGATGCTTGGTCGTTCGGCACACCAGCCGACGAGAACAAGTGGCGCGATTGGGCTTTGGGGTTTGTACGCGCGTCGCCTTTTACGCAGCGCACCCTTCCTGATCCTTTTCAGTTTTCGGATTGGCGCGACTGGGCCATGCGCGTTTACCCGATGCTAGAGGATAGAGGTTGATGGTTGCTACTTACATCCCCGGCTTTACCCCGTCACTGCAGAACGGCGTCGAGCGCGTTGCCCCGCCCGAGATGGCTGAGCCGATGATGGTCGAGCCGACGTCTATTCAGCCGAGTGCGCCGCCGATCATGAACGCGGCGCCTGTCACCACGCAACCCCGCGCC